CTTAATAGTTTAACTACCGTAACTAATTAGTTATAGTACAAACATTATAGCAAAGTTGCCCTTTTTGGGCAACAGTTTTTATTTCTTAGCAATTCTGTAACTGATGCCCTGGGCAGTTGCTATTTTAGTAATGCCCTGTTTTGCGTAATCTGCTTCTAGCAGTGCTAGATTTTTGCGATCACGTACTCGGGGTTGATCAATTTTGATTGTTATGAATTTGTTACGTGGGTTAATGTGAAAACCCTTAGCAGAATAGCACATTTCCAAGCCTAACTTGATACGCTCGGCTTTTGCACGTTCTGCAGGAGTATAATGACTCCACATTGCAGCAGCTCGCATACGTGCATTGATAGCAGCAGCGTAAGCATAGTAACCTGCATCTTTTGTATCTAGTTCTTTTGCTTTCATTTTAACTCCTTGTTATTAAGGTACACAAATTATAACAAAAGGAATCATTACAAACAACCTAAAAAATGTTGTTTTTAGACGACACTTTTAGTGCAGTGGCACATCACCGCTAAATTGACTTAAATCCGTTACCCCTAGTATCTTCATAATTTTGGTTATATTTTTAGGGGGCTTAAAAGGCAAGTCATCAGGAACAAAAATGTATTTGATGTTGCCTTCTCCATCAAATACAAAACCGTAATCGTCGTCGCCTATTTCTTGATCTTGTTCAATGTATGTTTCTTCGAATTCTACTTCTGTGCGCTTGGACATTTCTGCCTCCTGTTGTACTGTATTTACTTAAACAGGATCAAGGCCATTAAAACTGCTTGAATAACAAAGCCAAGTGAAATAGTTACAATGTTTAAAAGATCACGTAAAATTACAGCTCGTCCAAACAAACATACCAATCCCAGCCACATGAACATAACAAGTTCTACGCTGGGTGTGTTATCTGTTAGTCCGGTTAGTAATGCTAACAGAGTTGGGATAGTGGCAGCATGTAAACAAATTGCTGCCAGCCATCCTAGGGTCTCTGCTGATATTGCTGAAAAGTGTGCAACAAAGAATTCTGTTACATGCTCTCTTATTTCATCAAAATCAATTTTGTTTCTCATAATCGCCTTTTAGGGTAAAGTTGCATTAATAGAAGATGTGATGACCAATTTTGGCGATTGGAGTTTTGCCCCAACCTGGTTTCACATAATCAGCATGATAGTACAATGCTGTGGTCAAGCTGGGCAAGCGGAAATTTTCCAAAAGAACCTTCTTGGCCACTGCTTCACTTTCTTGGTAAAGTGGAGCATGAATCGGGCGCACTTTGTGAACACCGTTGCAAGCCCATGAGAACTGACAAACTACTCGTGAATAAAATACATTTTTCTGATATACTACACCGCAGACGTTGTCAGGAAACTGACCACTGGTAACACGGTTCATGGTTACTTGTGCCACAGCCACTTTGCCTTCAAATGGCTCGCTGGCGGCTTCCCAATAGATATTCTGAGTCAGGCAACGAAGTTGCTTTTCGCGATCATCTGCTGTGACTACTTTTACTGATCTGAGTTGAGCACTCTCAGCTTTAAGGTCTTTGAATTTGGCTTTAGTGACGGTGACCAAACCTAACGTGATCAACCACATGCCAAAACATATAACCGCAAATTTTACGGCTCCCGGCAAATAATGTTTCATATTTGTCTCTCCTTTATAAAGGTTGTAGTTTTATATAATAAACTTAATTTTGAGATAAAAGCTACTATAACCCATTAACTGGTATTATTATAGCGTATTTTTCTGGATTTTACAAGTTAACGTAGCCGTTAATGGACTACAAAATTTGCCCTAACCTGAAATTACATCAGGGCTTCCTGAGGCCACAACATCACCACAACTGATGGCATCTCCGATTCTTGCCACGGCCAAACCATTGGCAAAAACTTTTGTTGACCCGGCTGATTGTGATCCACTGTGGGTGTCTGGTGGTCCAGGATCGGTATGATCTGGCCAGGCATCTGTGACTCTTACCACACCTTCGCCATTGATAAAAACATCAGGGCTTCCGTTTGGTGTACTAGGTCTCGGAACATAATTTTCATGTCCGGTGGTACCATCAACATTGGTTCTAGTGGTAGCTGGCATTAATATTTTCCTCCTGCCACTGCAGTGACCAATCCTTCTTTACCACCCGAATAACCGTTATTGGTCACTGTCTGAGTAATTGTCAAAGTTGTTGTTCCGTTTATGACAACGGTATAAGTGCATGGAACAGAACCTCCGGTACTGGGAGTAAACTTTTCAATTAAATTATATCCCGGCTCAAGATTTTTCCACCTGGTGGCTGTTTTGGTCGCACCATTACTGTCTTGGTAAGTGATACTTTTATCAAAATTATCATTGTACTTTCCGGTAATGGTAAAACTTGATCCACCAACATCTGTTGTCACTGCTATTGTTCCTTCGATACTACTACGTGTTACTGTAATAGACTCAACTGCGCCGCCACCAAATCCACCAGATGTGATTTCAACTGTTTGATATACAGCAATGCCTTCATTGGACGAAGGAAGGCTGGATGGCGTTAAAGTAAAGGACATATTAAGTGATTATACTGCCTCTGGTTACCGGTTCGATACCAGTTGTGGTTTTGATGTAATGTTTTTGCATGGCATCAATTGATGGGGATGACATAATAACATGAATTTTATTCAATGAAATTTTAGCATCGGCATCAGCGGTAAACAAACTTTGTACTAGTCCTATGCCTTGAGGCGATGGGATCGCCGTACAAGGTTTTTCTAATATATAACTGTCATTATCTTCTGATGCAATTCTTGCAACGATTTCATCACCGTTAACAAGTTTGAAACTTACAATATCGCTTTCTGCGTATTTTTTTGAAACTAACATTATTGTCCTTTGACTTTGTTGAAAAATTCTTGTGGTTGTTTTGATAAGCCTTGAAATCCTCCGGCGATAAGTTCATATCCGTGAAAGATTTGTGGTACACTGCGTAATCCAGAATCAACTAATTTTTGTCTTGCTTCTGCATCATGTTCAATGTTTATTTCTGTGTATGGTACGCCTTTACTTTCTAATAAAGTTTTTGCTTGTACACAAAACGGGCAATTATTTTTACTGTATATTGTTAACATTATAAACTAAATCCTTTGAATGTGTTACCATCAACGTCCTGTTTGGTACCACCTATTACATAACTACTTATTTCTGTTTCTTGTGGTGCCACTTGAACTTCTGCACCTGCAATCCATTTGGCCGTCCATGGTAATGGATTCGATCCTGTCTTGATGCCACATTGTAACCCTACCGCTGTCATACGCTTACAGGTTAACCAATCTACATACTGTGCCAATAATTGTTCGTTAAGACCAATCATGCTCCCATCTTTAAACAGGTAATGTGCCCAGGCTTTTTCTTGTGCTGCTGCTTGTAAGAACATTGCTTCACATTCGGCACGAGTTTCTTCTTTAATACGAATGTAATCTGGATCATCCTGAGGTAGCAGTTTAAGTAGGGTCTGCGTGGAACCTAAATGTACGTTTTCGTCTCGTGCAATCAGTTTGATGATCTTGGCATTGCCTTCCATCTTCTTTAGTTCTGCAAATGCCCACGAACAGGCAAATGAAACATAGAAGCGAATTCCTTCTAATGCGTTTACGCTGTTCAAGCACAACCACAATTTCTTTTTAAGTTCATATCTGTCAATGTTAACGGTGTTTCCGTTAACAGTATGAACTCCGTAACCTAACAGTTTATAGTAACCAACATAATCAATCAAGTCATCGTAATACTTGCTGATGTCTACTGCACAATCCAGTATCTCTGGTATTTCTGTTAGCGCATCAAATACTTCGCTAGGATTAGCATACACATTACGAATAATATGAGTGTAACTACGACTATGGATAGTTTCATTGAAGCTCCAGGTCTGTATCCAGGTCTCCAATTCTGGTATAGTAGCAATAGGAAGAAACGCTAGGTTAGGACTACGACCTTGCACACTGTCTAACAAGATTTGTCTTTTTAAATTACTGGTAAAAATATGTTGCTCGTGATCAGTTAACTCTTTAAAGTCTTTGCTGTCACGCAGTACATCTACTTCTTCTGGTCTCCAGAAAAAGCCCAACTGTTTGTCTGTCAGTTTGTCGAACTGTCTATACTTTAATACATCATAACGCTGTATTGGTGCTGCACCTGAGTCATCTAAAAATGCTAATGCTTCGGTATGATTCTTTTTATTATTGATATTAAATACGCTCATTGTTTCTCTCTTAAATTACACAACTGTCACAATCCATCTCATCCACTGATTCTTCAACTGGCTTTGACTCCATCAACTTGTCAATGTTGATTTCGCCTTGTCCATCAAATGTGTTAAAATAATACAACTGCTTTAATCCATATTTGTAACACATGATTAGATGCTGTAGCATTTCGCTCATGGGAATCTTTTCGTCTGCGTAGTGTTGTGGATTGTAGGAAGTATTTACACTAATACCTTGGTCAATATACTTTTGTAATACCG